GAGCTTGCGCTGATCTCTGCCAACACCGAGCTTCTCCATCTGGGCCGGTGATTTCAATTTCGGCGCGACCAAGAGATCATCCTCAGGCAACCCGATCTCATCGGTGAATTTTTCCTTGACTGCCTCTGTGTCGATCCATCGGCGTTTGGACTGGCCACGCACGAGCTTCCAGTCGCCCACCGCATTGCCATTCTCAAGTTCGCGCTGGATATCACCCTTGATGTTGTTGCACCACGCCTCGATCACGTTAAGCCACTTCGCCTTGTGCGCAAGCTCTTCGGTGGACTTCGGCAACGGCAGTTGAACTGGCGGTTCGTCTTCCTCGAAGTCGGCGTTCGCTTCTCTGAGCAGCATGGCATCATACTCGGGACAGCGCGTCTTTGCCGGGCACCACAGGCACCAGTCTCCAGCGCGGAGCGGCGCGTTCGGCGCATCGATCGCGTCGGCCGCTTCCTTCATCCTGATCTCGAAGAGCTTGAGTTGGTCTATCGTGTACGTCTCGGATCGGATCAGGCCCTCTTTGTGTGGAGCGTTCGGTTGCGAGATCGTGACCGTGACCTCTTCGCAGTCCTCATGCTCATGTGCGGCAAGGACTGCGTATTGAGCCAACTGCTCGTTGTCTTTCGCCTCGACAAGGATGTAACCGTTCTTGTGGTCAACGATATTGAGCTTGCCGTAAGGCTCAGCGAGACGGACGTCGATAGAGCCGCCGAACCGGGGATCGAGCCACGCACCGCTGATGTAAACTTCTGAGAAGACCTCTGGGTGATACATTTCCTCGCGAAGCCGCGCCACTTCATCAATGGTTTGTTGCACGCCCTCGATCATCTTCTCATCGGCGACGAACATGAACCAACCCGGACGGGCTTGCTTAGGGTCGAGCGCCGGGGTGCCCGGCGGATAATACTCGGTCTCTTCTTCGCCAGCAGCTTGCACGAGGAACGTGCCGCCGGCATACTCGCGCGCATCGTCCTGACCCGCGATGATCATAAGCTCGATCATCTTGTGGGCGGCGGTGCCAAGCATAGCGGCTTGATTTGTAGTGGAGCTTTCATCTCCGATAAGCGCCACGCTTCCCGGACAGGACATCCACCTATGAGAACTACTCGGGCTTAATTTAGAATGGAATGCCATTTCATCTTCCTAAGTTTAGAGAGCCGGGCCGGTGCTGCCCCGGCTCATAGGGGTTTTGCAGACCCCCGCGTTCCGGTTTCGCCACCGGCTCTATAAAATCATTCGACCATGAAGGGGAATGTGATGTACTTGACCGGGCCGTCACCCAGAAGCGGCGCGTTAGCCCCATCGAGCACGATCCACGCACGTGTCTCATCCTTGAATACATTTGAGCAGCGATTATTCCGCCAAAGCGGAGACCCATTAGCCTCATCCCATTCGTCGTCCTCGCCGGTCAACGGTGTGAGCGGCAAGTGCTGAACAAGAAGCCTGAAGAGATTGACCGTCTCTTCGGCACTCCCGCCGGAGTGATCATAGGCGCAGAATGTTTCCATCAGCGCCATGACTTGCACGGCAACATCGCCGTCGTAGTCAGCATCAGGATCGAACAGACCGGCGCGGCGGAGTTCGGACTTGGCGTGTTGTAGAAGACTGCTCATTTGAACCTCTTTATGACCTTTCCACGAATGATGGCCCGGCGGAGCCGGGTTGAGATTTGGCTGCCATCGTGGTCGCCATCGTCTTCGTCGTTCTTGGTGATGTGCGCCACTGTGGTGATGTGGTTTGGCGTGACCTCGACAACAAAGCCTGTCGTCTCACAGAAAGACCCTGTCAGCATCTTTGGGATATTCCTGATCGGCTCCCATTCGCATCCGCGATAAGAGCAATGGTCCTCCCACTCGAAATAAACGAGGTCGCCGACCTTCGGGTTGAACTTAGTAGCCATCGGTTTTGTCCGTGTACACGATCTCGATGACGCGGTTCTCGCGCGCCACGAATGAAATGGCTTGGTTCGGTCCCGGCGGCACGAGCCGCACGCGTACCGTGTCATCGCCCGCATCGGATGAGACCATGATCTCGGGATTGATCCCTCCAAACACGATAACATTGTAGCCCGGCTCAGGCTCGACGCGAATGATGTTCTTGGTGACGTGCCTGACGTTCACGATGCTCAATTAACTGTCTCCTGCGCGGCGATCATCGCCATCTTGCGGTTATGATCATCAAGCTTGATCATTTCCTTGAGCCTGACCTGTTTGGCCAGCATGTCCCTGATCGCTGGCGGGTAGCTTTCGAAAGTGAAATCGCCGATATGCGTGGAGACCGTGCGCCATTCAAAGATGGCCTGCTTATAGCGCGAGCTATCCAGTTGTTCAACACGAAATTTGAGATTGGCATCGTCGGCGACGATGCGAAAGGCCCGCGTCGGCACCGCGACCGCGAGCACGTGCCAGCCATCAGGGGCGTTGCTGATAATCTGATCGGCCTGAGCGTCGTCCATTGTCTACCTTAAAACATATGCGGGTCGAGACCAAAACACTTGCAGAGCCCCTTGGCCGATTTGTGGAACGCCGCGTTGTGTTCGGCGTGCGGGGTCTCCATCCCGGATGTCGCCTGATGAACGTGTAGCATTTCGTGTATCATGACGCGGACAAGCTCATTAATCCAGCCGCAGCATACACTGCTAATCCCGATCTCATGCTTGCCATTGCGTCTTAGGTAGTGTCCTGATGTAGTCTTCGACCGGGTGATCTTGAACGTGATCTCGGCGCTAGCTGGCATATTTTTCCAGTGACAGAACGGCTTGCACTCCACGAGGAAACCGTAGAGCAGCGCCAGACGTTCTTTGTTAAGCGCAAGGGTCATCCTCTATTTCCCACTCGACTACGATGACGCCGGTCCCCGCAAATCTGGGGTCACGCGACTTGTGCGCCATGACCTTGTTGCCTGCATCCATCAGCGGCGCGATCTCGGCGGCGAAACCGCGTGGGAAGTGCCCCAACTGTTGGTTGAAGATATGAACGGAGATGGCATTCGTATCGTATTTGTTCTTGGGCTCACGTTCAACTCGCAATTGCTGACCGGGTCGCATGCGGGCTAATTGCTCTCCAGCGCCGGGATAGAAGCTGGAACCCATTATTTGTACTCGCTTTTTCTGGCTGGCCATTTCAAAACCTTTTGGGGGCTCGGTATCGTCTGTGGATACCGAGCGACCCAGCTACATGAGGTCGTCTTCGGGGGTCGTGGCAGCGGGGGCAGAGCCCTCGGTCTGCAACGCGACCTGACAGGCCTCATAGACCTTGTCGTAGTTTTCCGGCTTGAGGTCCGTGACCTTCTTCACGCCGCCGCCATCCTGATCGAGGATGTCAGCCGCGTCCTGCTTGCCAAGGCTGGCATTGGTCGCGACATCCCGAATTTTCTCCCGGACCTGTTCGATGGTATATTTGCCGTTCGGTCCTTTGGTGCCAGCCGGCGGGCCACCTTTGGTCTTCGCAGCGGTAGCAGCGGCGGCGTCGGCCTTCGCCTTGACTTCGGCAGCGGCCTTGGCATCGGGCGTGGCAGTCGTCCCGGGCTTGCCAGCGCCGGCAACAGTGGCAGGACCGGGCTTGAGAGCGACGGGGGCTGGAGCCTTGAGCACAGCAGCATGGATATCACTGAGCTTTTTCGAGATTTCGGTGAGAAGGGCGTCGGACATAGGGGACAACTCCGGTTAAGAATTCATTAACGATGTGGGATGGCACATAGACTGAAAAGCCCGGTTTTGTCAACCGGGTTCACAGGTTTATTTCATTCGAGCGTGGGGAGAGCCGCGCTCCATGTCGGCTCTGCCATCCCACCAACTGCTTCCTCGGATGACATGGCGGGCTGCGCCGTGGTGTAAGGCTCGCCGCGCTTGGATCGCGTGGTGTCTTCGCCATTGGCTACGCGGCGTTTGATCTCATTGCGCAGGAACGCAGCGGCGACCACGAGGTTCGCAACCATGGAGCCATAGGTCCGGAATGCGCCTTGATCCCAGTCCTCGGGATAGCAGGCATCCAGCGTAATTTCGAGCGCCTCCTCCAGCGGACAGCCATCTTCGAGCAGCTTCACGAGGAGGATTTGGGCGGCACTCGCGGCCAGCAATTGCCCACCGCTGTCAGCGTCAAGCCGCTCTTCGGACGAGCCCCACATTTTCTCCTGTACGAAGACTTCGGTCGAGATCAGTGCGTCGGTCGTATTACCGGCGACGTAGCTTTCATTTTTGGTCATGGTATTCTCCTGTTAAGTGGTTTTGGGATGTCGGCATTGCCCATTCAGGGTCAGTGCGAACTGGCAGGGGCAAAGCTTCGAGAGCCTTGATGTAGCATCGGCCGCGCGGTGTCGCCATGTACGCCCAGCCGGCGTGACGTGCGCGCTGCGCCTTGGTCGGGCGCTCGATCATGTCGTCGCGTAGAAGCTCGCGGACGAACGTGACGTAGGCTTCTGACCTTCGTTGCTCTTCCGGCGCGAATGGTCCGAGCGATGTAGCGAAGTGCAGCATCATCTTGATTTTCATCGGGGGCATGGCAGCATTGCTCCGTGCTCGGAATAGAGCGCGCTGACAGGCTCGGTAGATCGGCTTCCACTCATCGGTCGTCATGTACGCGCGACCGTTCACGGCAACGGCCCGGCCAAGATCGGGATGATTAGCTACCTCGTGCAAAGCGTTGCGCATCGCTTCGAGTGTGGGAGCCATGTGACTTTCCTGTGTGATTGTTTTTCTCAGCACAACGCCGCGCATCCATAAATTGTCCAGTTGGGGTGCGCGGCGTGTGGGGCATTTTCAAACCGTTATTTGATTTCAATCCGAATGTCAATGGGGTCAGGCTTTACATTTTATTTTCCTTCCGCGTGTCAGTCACGCTATCCATGGTAGTCAGCGCGGGGCACCATACACAACGCAAGAGCCATGTCAAGCAAAGACCTTGCAATGGTTAACGAGAAGTGCTAGGCATCTCGTCCCCTCAGGAGAGCCATCTATGTATTTTCTCTATCTGATCCGCACTGCGCTCGGTAATTATATTGGTGTCTCGAAGAACACCCAACGACGTTTTGGTCGCCACCGACATAGTCGATTTCCAGTTGGTGATGCAGTTCGCCATGATTTAGCTTGCACAGTTCAAACTTTATGTGCCGGAAACCGGGAATACATCTATCAACTAGAGCCATTAGCTATCACTAGATTTGAAACACGATGGCCAAACGGATTTAATCTCGCTGCTGGTGGTCATGGCGGGCGTCAGCATCTTCCTCAAACAAAATCTAAAATAGCAAAGACCAAGATTGGACGAAGTCGCTCTCCGGAAACCTGCGCAAAAATATCCGCCGCGAAAAAGGGGCTCCCGCTTCATCCTGCATTTCTCGCGGCTTCACTAGCTGCTAATACCGGACGAAGACCATCTCCCGCAACTATCAACGCCATGAGAGTAGCTAACACCGGCCGAAGTCGCTCTCCTGAAACCCGCGCAAAAATATCCGCTGCAACTAAAGGCAAAAAGCGGGGGCCACTCAGCACTGAGCATATAGCTAACCTGAAACTAGCAAGAGCTAATCGAGCGCCAACATC